GACCTTTCGCAAGACCAGATACTGCACCGGGTCCATGCTTCAGACGGTAAGACTGGGGGTTAAACCAGCCCATTTCAGCAGAAACCATGTCTGCCACGCTTTGCAGCGTGTCTAGAGTGGATCTGTCTGGTCCGTCTTCTCCCTTTTCCAGATCGAAAAGATCTGGTTCAGGATCTCGATGACCACGATAATCTTCTCCAAAATGGAGATCGGATTCTTCGCAATCAAAGAGATCGTCGGCGTCCCAGCTAAGGGATGCACGACGGAGACTCGAGTCGACTTGAACAAAGGATCGTGCCTGTTTCCAGGTTCGTTCATTTGAGCACTCCATTCTAAGTTTCTTCGCAGCATAGTAAAGCTGACGAAGCAACCGGATAGCGTGCAGATCAGGCGTCTCGAGAAGCTCACCACTTGCCTTGAAGACCTTAAGCAGTAATCCCTTGAAAAGACGAGGAACTACTGCCCCGGTTCGGAACGGGCGCTGTTGCGCCAGTGACGACCGAGTTAGAAGGCCGTGAGAAAGACACTTATCAAAGTGCTTTCCTACTTCAGGAAGCTCGATCGTAAAGAACGAGCAACCACGAAGCTCAAGGCTGGATAGGAGACGAGAGTAATCACGTTCCGTATCCAAATGGAGATCGGGAAACGCTATACGGACATCGTCTAAGATGCCCGCATAGAGATCCTGCACTAGTAGCGCGTAGCTTTTCGTCATTTTCTTCTCCCGAAGAGAGTGATGATCTACGGGTTAGGAAAACTCATACGACAAGCTAATGCAGAGGGGGTCGTGAGACCCACGATGCTAGAGCAAGGAGTCTTACGACTCCCAGCCCAAAAGCTTGGCGGCAATGCCGCCGGCCTTGACCATGTAAAAAGACATGGCCTCGGACACGTCGATCATGTCCGCTGTGACGCCGTTCGGATCATTTCTGATCGTGAACGACACCTCAGTGGTCGAACCAATCGGAAGAGCTTCGGTGGGCTTGACGAACCGTGTGAAAACCACATTGTGGCGATCAAACGATTGCGTACCGGCCTTAACCTGATCTTTCGAGTGCCGCACCTTCGCGCGGTACGTGATGAGCCCGTCATCGAGAAAATACTCGGTGCCGTAGCCATCTTGGTTGATGAGTGGCAACGTCTTGGCAGTTCCACCGGAACCGTCAAGCGTAATCACAAGAGTTGAACCTAACATTACAAGTGCTTCCTTAGTTTGCTGTCTATCCGCGATAACGCTGGATAGCCAACGCTCCAAGGATCGACGTTTGCCTTGCCGAGATTATCGGCAAGGTGACATTTGGTATAGCGCTAGGTGAACTAGCGACGCGTTGTTTGTCAACGCGGGTGAAGGAAGCGTTACCACCTGTGATGGTATTATTACCAGGCAGGCGTGTAAAAGTCTCGGTTGTGCGAGTCTGAGACATGACGCAAGTCATGCTCGCTGCGGCTGGAATAGCGTGGTTGTGCGCACCTAAGTACGCATCAACATCGATAAACCAGTCTGTCAGCCAGGTCCATGGCATTAAATTCCATGCGGTCTGGATCGCACCAACTCCGTTGAGTCCGGAGAATGCGCGCATTACGCGACGCATATCTTCGAAATCGCGGGGACTTCCCGAGAATTCTGGGATTTGAGGCAAAGTCCAACGGACAGAGCCCCACATTTTGTAATTGGTAATGATTGTCTGACGACAAGCAATGCCAACCCAAAGGCTATGGACGGGCACATTAGGTGACCCACCCGTAACCACCCCAGACACTATCGTACGCTTCCGAGATAGACCTCCGTTTTTATTCATGCGACGCAACTCATCCAAACGTTGTTGGACGAGAAGCGGAAACATGATCATACGGGCCATGTCGGCGGCCATCGGGGAATACCCGAAGGCGTTTGCCGAGGTAAGCATCAGCCAAATCATTGGGTGATGTTACGCCAGTCGATCGGGGACGATATCC